CATTTCCGAAGGTCTTAAGGGTGAGGTACCATCACTTGCCCAAGAACTCTTGGAATCGAACGTTACCGATGAAGAGAACCATGATTTGGCTTTGGGTTACATTGCCAATGCATTGGGAACTAACGAAAAAGCTGAAGCCGAAGCTCTTAGACTCCGCGACGCTTGGGAAAGCCATCCAGATCACACAATCCTCAAGGCATTGGTGGCCGAACGTGCGATATTCTTCGTTCTGTTACCATTCTTTAGGTTTTGTGGTGATGCTGGGTTAAGAACAGTATCCGCAGACATTTCACGAGATGAACAAATACACGTGGCCGCTAACTCTCTTGTATGTAGAGATATGGGTCTGGCTCCTAGTGGCAGTTTGGACAAACTTAGGAAGGCCACCATTAATTGGATTATGGAACCTCTAGGTACAAATACCTACGATAAATATTTAGATAAAAAATTCTGGCTGGATTCAAGCGATCGTTTAATGTATGAAGGTAAAGCCCCAGAGCTTGCTGACACACAACGAGCAAGGATGCCAGCTTTCTTTGAACATTCAAATGTCAACCTCCCCCAATATGCTTGAGGCTATCGTTGGGCCTCAACTAAATGACAGAATACTCCTTGAGTTAGAGGAGATCTTCCCACCCATTAACCCACAACCTACTGATGATCTAAGTACAGTTATGTATAGATCAGGACAACGATCAGTAGTGGAGTGGATCCGAACAAGACTCAAGGAGGATAATGACTAAACCAGGACAGGATATCATTGGTTGGTACAGTGATTTAGATCCAGATACACAAGTTGATTTAAAAAGTTACCACAATGATATCATGTATGAATCATTTAAAGAAAATGATATCTATAGAACTCTTTTTGCACAAGGTAACTGGGGTAAAATTGAAGATGCAACCTTTGAAACTTTCGGTGAAGTTAAAACATATTTAAATGATACCATCTTCGCTACTGAACATCAAAAAACATATGAGGAAGGTGAATATGTACCATCAGTAGATCGTAGTCTTGGCGATGCTCCAATATATGTAGATGTGTCTGAGTATATGGATCCAAGCAATCCCAAGGCTATAGATCAATCACTACCACAAGTATATGCAAGACCAGATCCAGTAGCAATGCCTCATGGCATGCTGAAATATAGTAGCAGAGCAAAGCTACCACAGTTCCATTATAAAGTTGGTGGCCCACACCCTGAAGGAGCACATATTAATATGGATCATCATAGTTGGGACTTCTTCTGGAATAGACCTATGGGTACGACAAAGCGTAAAGCTGAAGAGTGGGCTAAACCTCCTGGTAACATTGATACTCTTGGTGATTATCAAAGGCATCTAGATCAAGTTAAAGCTGATAGAATTGAAGCCGGTCAGGCTGATTATGTAAGATTCTTAGAAGCCAACCAGAAGAGAGCAGATGAAATCTGGGCTAGACGTACTACATTAGAAGGAGAACGTCCGCAAGATAAGTACGGACTTAATACGGTTGAGTTTGGGCGATATGAAGACGAACTAGAACCTCTTTTTGAAGAGGTCATTGGATCTGATAAAAAGGAGGACATCCAAGCATGGATGGCTATGGCTCAGGTCAAAGATCTGACGTATGAGAACTATAAGGATGAAGATGGTGAAGAGTTAATGGAAGAAGGTGGTTCATTGGATAGAATCAAGTTTGTATATGACTACTTCGGTGGTGTACTACCAACAACACAACAAGAATTTGAAACTAGAGGCGACCCATTAATAGAGTGGGGCAAAGACAAAGGTAAATCCTGGAGGAAGGAGAACGATTAATGGCTTACACAAATTTCATGGACGCTTTCCGTGGACCTGGCGGTGGGTTTGGGAAGCAAAGTTGGTTGAGAGCTGTACAGCACTACAGCCCAAGACAAATTAAGGTTGCACTACAGCAACAAGCACGGCATAACAACGCTTCAATAGGTTGGAGACTACGTGAACAGCATATGCGTGGCACGCCTGGGATGGGTAATCCAGACACAGGATATATCAATCCAGGTAACCCACTAGGTAGATTCCAAGGACCACATGGTAACTTAGGTCGAAAAGCATACCAAGCCGCAAGAGATTCAGGTCTGTATAAACTAGATGATCTACCAGATCTTGCAAGACAAAGTGGTATGTTCTTACCAGAAGGTGCACAGTCTCAATGGGAAATGGATATGGCAGAGAAGTATAAAGAGGAGAAGTTTGAAAGTGATCCCAATTTCTCTTCAACTGGAGCACAGGTAGGTACTAATGCTATGGGTGTCTTAAGTGCAAAAGATCCAAATGCTGGTAAAACTGGTAGCACTTCAGATCTGAAGCGAACGAACAGACTACAAATTAAAAGTCTTAACATATAACAATGACAGCAAAATCAAGGTATGATGATTTAGTAAGTGACCGGACCCAGTTTCTAGATTCAGCAGAGGAAGCGTCAAGATTAACCCTTCCTTACTTAATAAGACAGGACGACAGTCAGAAAGGTATGAGAGTATTATCTACACCTTGGCAAAGCGTTGGTTCTAAAGGGGTTGTAACCCTAGCATCTAAGTTGATGTTAGCTCTTCTACCTCCACAGACCAGCTTCTTTAAACTACAAGTAGATGATTCTAACTTAGGTCAACTGCCACCAGGCTTTAGATCTGAGATGGACCTAGCATTTGCAAAGATTGAACGAACCATTATGGATTCAATCGCTGCATCTGATGACCGTGTTGTAGTACACCAAGCATTAAAACATTTAGTTGTTGCTGGTAATGTACTAGTCTTTATGGGTAAGGAAGGATTGAAATTATTTCCGCTTAACCGCTATGCTATAGAAAGAGATGGCAATGGTAATGTAATTGAAATCGTCACCAAGGAAAAAATTAACAAAAAATTATTGGGAGATTATAACTCCACTGAATCGCAGCCCAACTCACCAGGGGCGGATCACCACGGTGATAAAGATGAGTGTGACGTTTATACCCACATAAAACGTGAGAACAATAGGATGGTCTGGCACCAAGAGGTGTTTGATAAGATCATCCCTAACAGTAGAAGTAAAGCTCCCTTAGATGCTAACCCATGGATAGCACTGAGGTTTAATACTGTCGACGGTGAAGCCTACGGGCGGGGACGTTGCGAAGAGTTTATCGGAGATCTCAAGTCACTTGAAGCACTCTCTCAGGCCCTCGTAGAAGGCTCTGCAGCAGCTGCTAAAGTAGTCTTTGTAGTATCACCATCAAGCACTACTAAACCAGCCACTCTAGCGGCAGCTGGGAACGGTGCAATCGTTCAGGGAAGACCTGATGATATAGGTGTTGTTCAGGTTGGCAAGACAGCTGACTTTAGAACAGCATATGAAATGGTTCAACAACTTGAACGTAGATTAAGTGAAGCATTCCTCATCCTTTCTGTTAGACAGTCGGAACGTACGACTGCTGAAGAAGTAAGGATGACACAGATGGAACTAGAGCAACAACTTGGTGGACTATTCAGTCTACTTACTGTTGACTTCCTAGTACCATATCTAAACCGTAAGCTTTCAGTCTTTCAAAAGGCTGGTAAGATACCTAGGATACCTAAGAACACAGTTAAACCTACTATTGTAGCAGGTGTTAATGCCTTAGGTCGTGGTCAGGACCGTGAAAGTCTTGGTCAATTCCTTACTACCATTGCACAGACAATGGGACCAGAAGCTATCGGTCAGTTCATTAATCCAGATGAAGTTATCAAACGTCTAGCTGCTGCACAAGGTATCGACGTACTTAACCTAGTGAAGAGTATGCAAGAGATCCAAGGTGAGCAACAAGCACAGATGGAACAACAGATGGCTATGCAACAACAAGAACAAGCACCAGCAATGGCAGCTGTTGAACAAAAACAACAAGAGATGATGCTAAATGCAGAAAATGACGCCCAGCAAGCCCAAGCGGGTTAGGAAAACTAAAGCAGTTTCACCTCCTCTTAGTAAAGAAGATAAGGAACTGTTTGAAGCCAAGGAAACTCCTGGCAAAATGAAGTACGCTCCACGTATGAAGGTAGGTGAACCTAAGATTGGGTCACAAATAGTTGTAGAAACTGTGGGGCTTGGTAACCTAAAAGTAATCACCCAAAATGGCAACACTAACGTATGATCCTGCCGAAACACCGGAAGGAGAATTCTCTGAAGAAGAACAGGAAAGTATTAAGGTAGGCGAAGCTCTAGAGGAGCAGCAGCAACAGCTACTAGCTGGTAAGTTTAAAGATGCTGAAGATCTAGAGAGTGCTTACATTGAACTACAAAAGAAACTTGGTGATCCATCAAGAGGTGAGCCTGAAGCTGAGGCGGACACCACTGAACCTAAAGAAGAGGAAGAGGAAGAAAGGAAAGAAGTTGACACAGCTTTCCTTGATAAACTTTGGGAGGAAGCAAGTAATAATGAAAATGTCTCTGATGAAACTATGAAAGAATTGGAAGGTATGTCACCAACTGATATAGCTGCAATGTATTTAGATTATAGATCAGAGAATGACACACCTGTTGCTGAACTTACTGAAGAACAAAGTGTCCAACTAAAAGCTGTAGTAGGTGGTGATAAAGAATACAGCAGCATGATAGAATGGGCTAAGAGTAATTTAAATGATAATGAAATTAATATGTTCGATGAAGTACTAGGTAGGGCAGATCCCTACTCTTGTTTCTTTGCAGTTCGAACATTAGCTAATCGTTATCTAGAAGCCACAGGTTCAGAAGGTGAGCTACTCACTGGTAAACCTGCATCAAACAAACAAGACACTTATCGTAGTCAAGCTGAAGTCGTACGTGCTATGACTGACCCACGCTATGAGAAGGATCCTGCTTATAGGCAGGACATTTATGATAAGCTTGAAAGATCCAACCTAAACTATTGACAATGATTCCACTCCTAACAGCAACAATTCTAACAGCATCCTGGTACGGACCAGGCTTTCATGGAAACTTAACAGCCAATGGAACACGCTATAACCAACTCGCCTCAACAGCAGCACACAAAACCCTCCCGTTCGGAACAGACCTCAGGGTTTGCTACGAGACGTGCGAGACTGTCACTATTACGGACCGTGGACCTTTCATTGAAGGTCGGGATCTTGATTTGTCTTATGGTACTGCTGAGCGAATTGGCATGGCCTCCGCCGGCGTTGCTGACGTAAAGGTAACTAGACTTAACTAAACATTATGGGTAGATATAAAGAGGTAGCTAAGAAGATTGAAAAGGGAGAGAAGCTATCGGACTCAGAGAAGAAACTTCATGAAAGAAGGAAGTTGATCAACAAAGTAAATCCAACAGCTTTTAAATTAGCTAAAAGAAAAAAGAAAAAGGACAGTCTTAAAATTAAGGATGATTAATTATGGCAATGGGTTACGATCCTAAAACTAGGACATACACAACACTTTATGTGACAAATGATGCTAACGCTCCTATCTACAAGCATCCATATACTACTGGAGAAATCGCTGCTTATGATAATTTCACTGCTGGGGCCAGTTATTCAGCAGGTACTGTAACACCGACAGGTGGGACAGGTACAGGAGCTACAGTAACTATTGCAGTAGATGGTTCTGGTGGAATTACTGGGGCTACAGTAGTTAAGAAAGGTAGGAACTATACTGACGATGATGAGCTAACAGTACCAGGTGGAAACGGTCTCGGTAGGATAACTGTTAATGGTGTAAGTGATGGCCAGACAAATTCTGAACTATCACCATGGCAGGACACTTGTGCCCCTGGTACACTATCTACTACAACTTGGTAGATGGATAACCTAAGAGCATTAGGCATTGGCCTGATGTTAGCTGGCTTCCTATCAGTTTTAATAGGCATCATGCAAACACTGCTGATGGTATCTATGACTGATGGTTTTGCCTATGATATATTATGGTAAAGAGGATTACAGAGCCCTGGATGATTGCAATCATGCTGCTACTTGTGGCTGCATTCATTGAGGGCGTTCATGTCACTAAACATGACTACTACGATAGCCTCCGTTCATCGGAGCTTTGCTCTGACGCATGACGTGCAGGCAGGGAACGGGGCTTGCATCATAGGAGAAACACTATGACTGTCACTTACTGCTATCGTGGCATCAAGTACACGAAAACAAAGTAGCGAACAACAATACAACAAATTAAAAATGAAATCTATTATTGCACTTGCCACACTGTCCGCCTTCTCTGCGACACCTGCAATTGCTGGCCCATATGTCAACACTGAAATCAACAGTGGTTGGACGGGATCAGATTATGGTGGATCCGTTACAGATCTTCACATTGGTTATGAAGGGAATGTAGACCGTCTCGGGTACTATCTTCAAGCAGGCCCAGCAATTGTCAGTCCTGACGGTGGTGATGCCAACACTGAATTCTCCGGTAAAGCCGGTGGATCGTTTCAAGCCACTGAGGCTGTGTCCGTTTATGGAGAAATCTCTTTTCTTACAACTGACGCTGACGAAAACAACTACGGAACCAAAGCTGGTCTTAAGTGGGCCTTCTAGGTGGACCTTCTGTACGTACTCTTCCTAGTCCTATTGTTAGGATTTGGGATGGAGATGACTTGGTCTACTAATAGAAAGTAAAAGGAGGGGGAGCACCTCAGAGTCGGACTCCCCTTTCATTGGCACTGGCCCAGTACGCTGGATACCCTTTGCCGTCTAGACGGTGGGAAAGACCACAAAAAAACTGATCAAAAAATTTCAGCTGAGAACCGTAAACAATAAACACTTTAATTTAAAATGGCTAATACTGTTGTATCCTCAATTGGTAGTATTAATAATACCGAAGCTTTACCGCTATCGGAGGCTTACGATACTAAGTATGCAACTTACCTTAAGCTCTTCTCTGGAGAATTGTTTAAGGCTTATGAATCAGCTACCATCGCTAAAGGTACTGTACAATCACGTACCTTGAAGAATGGAAAGAGTATGCAGTTCATCTTCACCGGCCGTATGACGGCTGATTATCATGTACCTGGGAC